TTCTACTAAACAAGGTAAAGATTCTAACTGTCCCCCATATCTAAAGAAACCATTTTCTGACATCCAATATGCTGTACCATCAACTTCAACGCACGCGTTTTTACCAATCAATCCACAGTTAGTACCAACTTGTTCAAAGGCAAATGTAAAAGGTGCTCCAACAAATCTCATAATAAATAATGCTGTATCAGTCCAAACGTAAATTGCATTTCTACCTCTTAGTGCGCCCACGATCCGTGATCCATCGGCCAGTCTCTGTGTACCAGCACTATTAGTTGCTGTAGGCGTGTAATCATTAATATCTTCTTGAGAAGAAAATCTTATAAACATTTCGTCTTGTGTAGATTTAGTTCCTATAGTTGTTTCTGTGCCAAAAAATATTAAGTGCCTGTCAGGAGTAGATACTAACATATCACGGGATGCAGTTGGTGCACCTGATATAATTGCTGCTCTTGTGCTTGTAGCGTTAGTAGCGTTTGAATTCCATGTAAAACTTTCACCATTAAATATTGTTGCAACTAAACTATTACCTAAATTGTCCAAAGACCATAGACCAGGATCTGTTACAATATCTCCAGATGTTGTACCGTTCCATGAAAAAAAGTTTGACGCATCTGTGACTGTTGCACCTGATGAATGTATTGCTGCTGTTGTACCAGACGCTCCTCTTGTTAATCCTGATAATGTACCTCCACTATTACCTGTATAAGTAATTAACTCAGAACCAATTTGTACTGTACCTGATGATGGAAACGATGTTGAACTAGCCATAGTTAATGATGTAACCGATGCATTTATTCCTGATGATAATGTAGATGTAAACTGTCCTTGTTGTACACCACCCCATGATCCAAGACCCCAACCTGTTGTTGCAACTTCAATTGCTGGTCCAACTGGATAATAATGTTGTACACGTATACCACCAGAAGTGCTTGCACCCGAACCTGATTCATTAGAAGGCATAGTTATTGTTAAAGTAGTATCAGTTGGTATAGCTGTTACCATAAATTTTGTGTCTGTAAAATCACCAGATCCAAAATTAGAATTAGTAATACTTGTAAAACTATCTAATAAAATTATATCGCTTTTATTTATATTGTGTGCTGATGAAAAAGTTAATGTTACAACCGCAGATCCATTAGTTGTAGAAAAAGCACTAGTTAAAGTTGTTGTAGCTTTAATTGGGTGAACGTCATAAAAAATACCACCAGAATAAACATACAGTATTCTGTTAGTACCTAACGCTGCAAATTTAATTCCTGCTGTATTTACAAAATGGTGTATTGCTGTGTTTCTACCGGTTAAACTTGTAGAACCTAATTGTGCCCAACCACCTATTTTTTCTGGATAACCATATCTAAACCTAACATTGTCACCCTCAACCCATTGGCCTTCGCCACCGGTTGCGGTTACTTGTTTATTAAATCCTGGTTGAAAGTTTACTTTTTGAAGCATGGCATTTACGCCGTGTAAGTATTACCAGCTGATATGGCTGCATCAATCGCTGTAAAACTTTCATCAGTCCAAACAGAGGCAGTGTTATCATCAACTGTTTTTTCTGCTTTTTTAAGTTCTAAATGTTCTACATTTCTTGCAACACATGCTTTTTTATCTGCATCTGTGTCATCTGCCATTTTATCTCCAGCAATTACATCTGTAATTAAAGATACGCTATGACCCATTGCTGTGTAATCTTCTGCTATTTCTTCTGCTGTTTTATTTGCCATTATATCTCCTTATTCTGTTGCACAAGCAACTAGTTTGTTTTTATCAATTTTTTTAAATTGATCAATGATCAGTTTCGGTTCTACCATGTTATTTCTAGGATCGCTATCTTTATATTTACTCTCGTCCCATTTATTTTTCATGTGAAAATGCATGTTTTTATTATGGGAATAACCAAATTGTGTCCAACGTGTACTACCCCAAATAACAACACCTGATTTATTTGCTGATGGTGAGAAGTGTTGTAAACAACTATCAATACCCACAAATCCTTCCGCATCTTTCAACATTTCATGTAAGTGTGTCCAGTATAAATCACATCTAATAGTATCCTTATAATGAGGTTCATTAGGTAAAACGCAATTAATAATAGTTGTATCTTTATACTCTTCTCTCAACATATCAATGACTTGCTGTGCTAAGAAAGGTTGATAGTTTCTATTTAGATTAAGGTTTGTGTATTGATTATTGGCATTAAAATTAGCTCGAGGTTGTCCACCAGAGAATTGAATCATTATATATTTACCAATCTCATTTTTAGTCAGCCATTTTTTAACACTATCTTTATGATGATCGGTATATAATTTAGGGACCATGGACGGTGTATATTCAACACCATGATGTTCACAGTAACTTTCAATTATATGTTGTTTACCAAATTGAAAATTAGATTTGTAAGGCTCACAATAAAATATATTATCTGATGCCATTATCCTTGAGTCTTGTAAAGGAAGTGTTTGTTCTTCTAAAACTAATTTAACATCTGGGTTACTTGCAAAGCAACCAATGTAAGGTGTGTATATTTGAACTTCTGATTTTTCTTTTAACTTTGGTATCAACGCACTAAATGCAGCACACTTACCAACTCCGCCTTCAACAACGTAGGTATTTAACATATTATTTTCTTTCTTTATTTGTTTTTTAATTTGTCTATTTCTTCTTTTAATTCTTTGATAGCATTAATTATGTAAAAAGTTAAATTTCCTGGATCAACTGTTTTAACTCCTGTTGACTCTACTCTAACTACATCTGGTAAAATTGGTTCAATTTCTTGTGCAATTACTCCAAGTTGAATACCCTTATTTGAAATAGCCGCATGACTAGGTACTTCTGTAATTTCATCTTCTGTTCTGTATTCAAAATTTCTTATTCGTATTTGATTAATTTTTTCTAAACCTGTGTTGTTATCAACAATGTTTTTTTTAATTCTTCTATCTGATGTTGTTGATAAATTAGCACTATTATTACCAGCATAAATTGGTCCACCATTTGCATTTATAAACGTTGTAGCAGCACCTTTAGCAACTGTATTTACTCCTATCATAATTTCGTCATTAACATTAACACCAGAATTACAGGATAAATATCCTATCATAATATTACTTTGACCAGTTGTTGCTACAGCACCAGCCGTCCTACCAAGATTAGTATTACCAGCACCTGTTGTTATGGAAGAACCTGCAGAACTACCAAGTGATGTATTATTTGCAGCTTCTGTGTTAGCAATCAAAGCACTATTTCCAATTGCAACATTGTGAGCACCTGTAGTGTTACCTTCTAAAGATGATGCACCCATAGCTACATTACTTGAACCTGTTGTGTTTGCTGTTAAAGAAGTTTGCCCCATACCTGTATTAGTATTACCTGTCGTAGTAGCTAACATAACACCTTTTCCTACAGCTACATTATAATTAGCTGTTGTATTACCACCTAAAGCATCAACACCAACTGCAACATTACTATGACCTTCAGTATTTGCGTCTAAAGCATTATAACCAACTGCTGTGTTGTTAGATGCTGTTGTATTTGCACCTAAAGCATTATAACCAGCTGCAGTATTATTAGCACCTGTTGTGTTTGCTCTTAGAGCAACATAGCCTAATCCTGTATTAATTGCTCCAGTTGTATTTGATTGCAATGCTCTAGCACCTACGGCTGTAATAAAATTTGCTGTAGTATTAGCACCTAAAGTGTCACAACCAATTGCTACATTACAACATCCTGTAGTGTTAGCTTTTAAAGAGCCATAACCAACTGCTACACTTGCAGCACCTGATATATTTAATGCCAAAGCATCTAAACCAACTGCTACGTTGTTAGCACCTGTAGTGTTAGCTTCCATTGATGCTCTACCAACTGCTGTATTGTCTGCACCAGTTGTATTCGCTGTTAAAGAATTTAAACCAACTGCTGTATTATTTGAAGCTGTTGTGTTAGCATCTAAAGCTTGCATTCCAACTGCTGTATTACCAGAACCTGTTGTGTTTAAATCTAAAGCATTTAAACCTACTGCTACGTTGTTATCCCCAGTTGTTAATGCTCCTAATACACCAACACCAACTCCAGTATTTCCAGTAGCGGCATCTAAAGTTCCTGTGCCATCAGTACCTACTAATAAACTGTTTGTAAAATTTGTTCCA